AAATAAAAGAATCATGGCGCGACATGGCAAATGGAATCATCGGAATGACCGAAGGGCTAATCAATGGCATTCTGGGCCTGTTTCAAATGTATGTTGAAAACTTCCATCTTAGAATAGTCAACGGCACTATTTCACTTATCAACGGACTCATCCGAGTGGCGGGGCCGCTTCTCAGTAAGCTCAACATTGACATCAAAGAACTTGGCCATGTTGAACTCCCTGATCTGATGATAAAAATCCCCAGATTGAACGAAGCAGCAGCAGAGGCTCACAACACGTTTACCGACCTTGAAGGGGTTATGGGCGAAGATGTCCCTGAAGCCGCGTCAAAGGCTTCTGAGGCGGTATTACAGGCAACGGGAGCAGTTGCTAAGGGAGCGGAAACCATCGCAACAAGCGCGGGCAACGCTGTCGACCGAATGAAAAAAATTAATGACGCTTTTTCTACAAGCTGGGCAGACAACGAACTGGCGATCCTTGAAACGACTGAAGCGGCATTTGATCAGGGTCATACATATAATTGGCTCGCAAAGAAAATCAACGAAAGCACCGAAGCGGAAAAAGAACGAACTAAAGCCATCGCCACATCTACAGCAGCGACTATTTCGGCGGGCCAGAAATTAATGCAAGAAGGCAACAGGCTGCTCGGTCGGCATGGGGTGACTAATGCTTATTTTGATTCCACTGGCGCGTTGCAAATGTTGGAAGAACCTGCGGCGGCTGTTGCAGAAGCTCTTGATCCTGCGAAGTTCAACATGATGTCGTTTGGTTCTAGGGGGGCTGCCGACCAATTTGGAAGCGGGCAGAGTTTTGACAGATTGGTTAAAGGCGTAATCACGGCAGCAGACATTATGAAATTTGAAAAAGATCGCGGGCTAGAAGCAGGGTCAATTATCAAAGTTAGTATTGACGGCACAGGATTCGTCATTAGCGATGAAGAAAAAATGGGACGAGCAGTGGCCTCTGCTATTAATGCGGCAGCACTTAAACAAGGCGCAATCATTACCAGTGAAGCAACAGGGGCGGCGGCTGTATGAGCGTAGACATGCCAACATTCACTACTGAGATTCGGTTTACAGCAGGAGCTAGTTCAACAGGATTTGAGCTAGGCGATGCGGTTCTTGGTTACTCGACTTTGGGTGAGGCGGCTACATGGTCCGACGTGTCCAGCGACGTGCGCGATTTTTCTATCAGTCGGGGTAAGCAACGGGAACTCGATGAATATAACTCAGGGAGTTTTGGTGTAACGCTCGACAACACTACTAGAACGTATGACCCGAACAACGCAAGTGGCGCATATTATGGGCAAATTAAAGTCGGGCGGTGGATTCGAATTAAAGCCACATACGATTCAACAGATTACCAACTCTATCAAGGAGTCATTCGTGACTGGGCTTTTAATTACAAATTTCCGAATGAAGCTACAGCAAATATTTCGGCGTTTGATTTTTTAACTGACTTAAACAACACCAACGTCACAGCTACAACGTCAGCAGCTTTGAGTGGAACGGTGATAGGGGAAATTCTAAACGAGGCCAACATTCTGCCAAGAGATTTAGACGCAGGGCAAGAAACCTTTCAACCTGTAACGCTTTCAAATGCCAACGCGCTTTCATCGTTACGCACAGCCGACAAAAGCGAAGGCGGCGGACTTAGTGCCATCTACGCGAATACATCGAATCAGATCGTATTTGAAGATCGTCAGTCGCTTACAGCGAACGCCAGAAGCAACACAAGTCAGGCCACGTTCGGCGGCGCGGCGCTACCAGTTGCAGATATTCAGTTGGAATATTCAGGCACGTTGATTAAAAATAACGTATCTCTCACGCGCATCGGCGGAGCGGCTCAGGTAAAAACGGACGCAGATTCTATTAGTGACTACGGGAATAGAGCGTTCACGCTTACAGGTTTATACAACAACAACGACCTCAACACGGCTTCTATTGCTCAGTCTTACATCGATGCGTTTGCAGAGCCAATCCTACGGGTTAGAAAAATAATCCTGCACCCGCGTCAAAATAACGCGGTGATGATTCAGGCCCTAAGCCGACAAATTCGCGACCGAATTACAGTGACGTATGACCCGCCACCGAGCGGAACGGTCACGGCAGACTATTTCATTTCTGGGATTGAGCATCGCGCAAGTGCTCAGAATTTGCAAACTATTTTCACATTAGAAAGTACCGAAGGCCGATCTCCATATTGGTCATTAGGTACATCAGAACTCGGCACAACGACTACACTAGGATTCTAAGGAGAGAAAAATGGCATGGACAACACCCGTAGATTACTCGACAGGGCAGGTCATCACTGCGGCTATCTGGAATAACCTTATTGGTTCAGGCGGCAACATTGACGAGACTGCACCCGCGAAAGTTACAACCGCAGGCGACCTTGTCTATGGGACGGGTGCTAATGCCATCAGCCGTTTGGGTGTTGGTACAGCCAATCAAGTTCTGAAGGTGAACTCAGGCGCGACGGCCCCCGAATGGAGCGCGGTGGCGGCTACAGAATTAACCGCAGGAAATGACAAGGTATTTTATTCCAACTCGTCAGGGGTCGTTACTGAATTGGCTCTTGGAGCTTCTGGAACAGTTCTGACATCGAACGGCGCAACTTCGGCCCCAACTTTCGCAGCAGCAGCAACGGGGTCATTGACACTGACTAGCGCTGAGGCAATCACCGCAGGGATGGCCGTCTATGTCAATTCGTCAGGTGAAGCCGCTAAATGTATTTCAGACGCGCAAGCGGGTTCCATCGGTAGTGTTCCATTTACCGCCACCGCTTATAACGAATCATGGGCTGCACAAAATGCTACAGGGGCGCAATATTATGACGATAATGCAGGGTGTTTCGTGAAGTGGGGCATGAGGTATTCATCTTCATATTCACCCTATTATCAGGGGATGCGCGGTATGGCTATTGTGTCAAACGCATCTGACAACACCTACACAACAGGCGCAACTCACGACAACACATCATGGCAAAGCAACGATAGCATGGGGTCATGGTCACAAGGTGCGTGGTATGACAAATATGCCAACGTGGGTCTAGTGTATGGAATGGCCCCGTCTACTAATTATGTTGGGGTGTTTCCTGCAACTGTTAGTGGTACGACTATCTCAAGCGGTTCACTGAGCGAGCTAACAGCAAGCGCGGCGTATGGGCCTTTTGGGTTATGTGTTGATGATTTGAATTATTCGCTATTTTTCTACGGAAATTCCAGCGGCATGTGTGTAAGAACTCTTACACCAAGCGGCACAAGTGCCCCAACATGGGGCGCGGAAGTTGTGTTGGATTCGACCTCTATGACCAGCACGTCAGCATTTACCACAGCAAGTTATGACCCTGTTAATAAGGTGATTGTGGTTTGTTGGAGTCCTCAATCATCATACGCAGATATCAAATATGTCGCGGGCACTATTTCAGGCAGCACCATCACATGGGGCAGCATGGGGTCCGTTGCATACAGCGGTTCATCGGGTGATGCGGTGGATAAGCCCATGCAACTTTGTTATCGGAGCTATGACAACAAATGGATGTTGTTATATCAAATTAGTAGCAACCTATACCGAACGCAAACTGGAACATGGTCAAGCGGCACGACGCTCACATGGTCCGAATTCACGGCCTCATCATCAGGCGCTGGATATCTGTATTTTCCGTGTCAAAATCATGTGGATGATGGGTTAGCGAAGGTATCGGTGGCGGCTACTGATGCAGCGAGCACTAGTAAACCCTATGTGTACTTTTTCACATTGCAAGCGGGAAATTACAAATGGGACGAAACAGAGACAAAACTGGGTGCGTATATTGGCACAGCCAGTTCCATGTATTACGGGGTGTCCTATAACCCTACGCACAAAAGGTCGTTAGCTACTGGTTTTAAATGGGCTTCGGATTTTGCTTACGGAATTTTCACCCCGCCATCAGGTGCAGACAACACCTTGAAGGCGGTAGGAATCGCACAGTCCACTGTTGGCTCGGCTGCATCGCTAGAGGTGAAGCCGTTGGGCGGTCAGGATGACAATCAATCAGGCCTCACGGCAGGTAGCGTTGTGTATATTCAAGATGACGCAACGCTAGGTCACACTCTTAAAACTCAAAAAATCGGGGTTGCTTTGGATGCGGATTCAATAGCAATCACCGCAGCTGGGAGCGACATATCATGATTCTAATTAGGAGAAAAAGTGACAACGTCATCTGCTATGAGTTTGAAGACTCAAACACCGTAGCGATAGACGCGAATGGCACAACGGCGGACGGGTTGGTGTTGCCGCTGTTAACAAGCGCGGACTACGAAATCGTCACGGGCGCAGATGCAAACCCTGCGGGCAAGGGTTATTTTCAAGGCTATTCATATGATGGCAGTTCGTGGGCGGTAGTAGATGCAGATATTAAGACCGCCATGGACGCAAGGGACGCGGTAGGCGTTGCAGAAATAGCGGCCAAAGACGACACCACTATCACCCCGCACATGCAAACTGTTCTGAAAGATTTGACAGGTGAATAAATGAGCGAAGAAATTCAAAACCAAATCGACGAAATAAATATAAAGCTTGACCGAGTGGCATCAATTTTGTATGCCCTCAGAACTTCATGGGCGGAGATAATCCCAGAAATACCTACACCAGTTGAAAAGGATGACGAACAATAGATACACTATTGGTGACTATTTTAGTTATCTTAATAGTTGATTGGATGACAGAGCATGGCGCGTTTACGATTTTCAGGAAAACTGGACGGCAACAATTACGAAGGGATGCCCGTGAGTGGACGCGTCACTTCATTCTACGGGGTTGTTCGGCCCGAACTAAGTCAAGGCAAGGGGCACAGCGGTGTCGATATTGCAGCCGCTGAAGGCACGCCAGTTCTCGCACCAATGGACGGAGAAGTTAATGATCAATTCACGACTGAAGAAACAGTCTCATGGCGTCAAAACGTGGCTAGGATTTTCGGTAATTGCGTCATGCTCCGCCATGTTGATTCTGATGGCAGTCTCTTGGGCTTTACATTATATGCTCATTTCAGTGGTCACCCGCAAACTCAACGCGGGGATCAAATCAAGCGTGGAGACCTCTTAGGCGTTGTTGGCAGTACAGGTCAAAGCACGGGGCCACACTTGCATTGGGGTTGTACGGTCGCTGACAACGCCTATTTCAGTAGAAGTAAGGGTTTGAACGATGCGTTTAAATTTTTAGGAACTACAGCCGATACCACATTAGTTTCTGCCAAACAATTAGAAATGGACGAGCAACAAGCTAACGCTAATGACCTGATTGATTCGGGGCAGAGCATAATGAATGATTTAATCGACACGCTAAAAGGCCGTGTTGAAGATATGGGGAGATAAGTATGTTTGACCAAACACAATTAAAAGATTTAGGGGAGCGATGCGTAATGACATTCGCTCAAAGTTTCCTAGCTATCGTGACCGCTGGTCCGATGGTCGGGATGGATGCAGACATATTCAAAGCTGGGGCTGCGGCGGGCGTAGCTGCTGTTTTGTCGGTGTTAAAGTCGTTCGTAGCGACCAAGAAGGGGGACGGGAGTACGAATATCCTGTCATAGATTATGGACGAGAAACCAAAAAAGCCATCATTCTTCAAGCGAATTTTTCACATAAGAGATTTTCATTTACCAGCAATTCGGGTGCGTTTACCTAATTGGCGAACTCCTGCGATACAGGCAAGAATGCCAAAAGCGGGATCGTGGCAGCCACCTACAATTCGCTTTCCATCAATTTCTGGATTGCGTATTGTTGGCGGCGTTTGGAAGGTCGGCACACTCGGCATGATGATCGGACTTTTGGTAACTGGCTTCGCAGTCGGATCGTCGGTTGTCTGGACAAAAGCCGCACCAGCGTGGCCCGAACCAGCGCAATATTTTGCGAACGCACTTGAACCAGACGCAACGTTAAAAAACGGGCACAAGTGGGAGCCGCACGAAAACCAGACAGTTGAAGCGCGTGAGCTTCAGACTCAGACGCTTCAGTTGAATATTTCTGGGGCGCGGGCCTCTGATATTACAATTCAAAATATTGATATTGGTAAAGCGGCGAATCTTACCGACGCGCTTCAGATCATCGGAGCTAACGCAGCAGGTGGCGCAGCGGCTAAGTCGTTGATTTGCGATGAAATCATTATATCGAATGTAGAAGCTACAACGTTGAATCTATCCAACAGTGAAATATACGAGCTAGTCTTGACCAATAATGTGGCGGACGGGTTGAGCATTAGCCCAACGCTTGCCAACTCGGTTGTTGATTACACCGTGCAGTCGGATCGCGGGGCCGTAAAAATTCCAGCGATTTCAGATGGTGATTTTGACCGCATTATTATTTCAACACTTACGGCAGATTCCTATTGCAGAACTTTAACGATCAACAACGTATCAGCCTACGGAGCGGGCATCAATCTAGATAATATTCTGGCAGGCAAGCTTACTATTCAGGCGAGTCGGATCGGGAATGGCACGGGAATCGACGTGGCATCATTCACAATCGAAGCCACAACCAAGATCGCAAGCCTGTCCTCAACGGGCAACGTAGAGCAAAATCTGAGCGTTAAGTAAAAGGGGCCGCCTACAAGCAAAAGTCGCTGCATTTGGCGTTCTGGGGCGATTTTGGGGTATTTGGGGAAAATTAACAGCCTCAGAAAGCCCGTAGTGGCGTTGTAAACTAGGTATTAAGGTCTTTACACCTTTAGATTGGATAACGATGAGCGATATTTCAGAGCGATTTCAAGAAGAAATTCAGATTCATAAAAGTCACTTAAAGGACAATTCTTCAGGTAAGCGAGTCGGGTTAACGTCGCCTGACCGCGCATATTTGTACGGAATCATTCGTGGATTAGAAAAAGCACAAGAACTTCTGGGCCGATGATCCCTATGATCCGTATCATCGCGATCATTCGGCCAATGATACAAAAATTTACGATCAATTAGGGAATACTGCGCTTTGATCGCTATCAACTAGTTCATCGGGCCGATGATACAAATTAAAACGATCATATAGCAGATGATCCTATTGATACGGATCATCTAGATCATCGCGCAGTTGATACAAAAATTTACGATCATGGTGCGGATGATCGTGATGATCGCGATCAACTAGATCATCGGTCGGTTGATACAAAAAATGCGGATCATTCTGCGATTGATCGCGATGATCGGTATCAACACGATCATCGCTCAGTTGATACAAAAATTTACGATCAATTACGATATACCCCCGATGATCGCGATCATTCGGATCAATCGTCACGGCGGCGGGCTTCTATTTCATTACTAAAGGCTTCAAATAGTTTGCTCAGACCAGCCGAAACTGGCAAACTCAACACAGCAAGAGCGGTGAGCAATCCTTCAATATTGTCAAGAACAGCTGCGTCACCCGTCGCGCTCCAGATAATTCGAGCGCCTAGAGCCAGCCAAACCATGACTACGGGTACAAAAATTATGCCGACTAAAAGTTGAACGCCAGTTACGGTTGTACCTTGCGGGCGCTTTTCATTTTCATCGCTCATAACATGACCATGCTTCTAGTCCTTGCGTTTTCCAAATTATATACGCTGCTTGTGCATTTTCGGCGGGGTCGAACAGATTGTAATGATCGGCAAGTTCGGGCCACACGGTTGCATTAATTTGAAATACTCCGATGGAGCGGTAGCCAATATCAAGATCTCCAATTTTATCGGTGCGCACAAAGTCACCATGCTCGGCTCCAGACTCGCAAAGAATAATATCCCAGAGCAGATTAAAAAACTCGTCATTGGTTCCCCAAGTGCCATCGTCTTTTTGATATGTTCCCCACTCAACATGAGGTCGCCAAGATGTATATTTTGCCATTTGATATCGCAAGTAACCTTTGGAAATGAGTGATACTTCAGTTCTAGCCGATGGAGTCACGGTGAAATCAGGCAATAAACGGCGCTCCACGGGCGCTGGAGGCGGTTCGGCAGGGGGGATCGGTGTAACTGTCTCAATAGGAATACTAGGCGGTAGTGAGTACGTCCATGTGCTCGGTGGGAGTAGCGTAGGAAATAATAAAACAAGGCTCAGAACGATTCCTGCTGCTATTCCCATTTTCATGAACCCAAATCAATCTCAGTAATAAGAAAAGCACGGGCGTTACCCCCGTTGTTAGTCCAGATTTTTACAACGCCACCCAATTCTTTTTCTGATTCTTCTGCCGCCATTTCACCCTGATTCCATGCTTTAGCAAGCCATGAGGGACACGCTTGGGTAGTTGATTTGATTTCATAGACGTGAGTTTTAGTTTCGACATCGGTATGAGGGCGGGATTTGTCCAGATTGCGCTTGCCTCCGAGCACAGCCGCGATCCTTTTTTCCCACGCTTTTCCCCGCAGGCGGTTGTTTTTGTTAGTGCGTTTTGTTGAACTTTTTCCACTAAACACTTCAAGCAATGTTTTGCTCATCTGGCCCCTCCTTGAATCCTGTGGTCTACTCCCTCGCATTCTTTCCAACGGTAAGCTCCAAGCCGTGAGGCGGTCCGCTCTCCATATCGGTCAGCAAGTTCTCCCAAGCTCATAACATTCGTCGTAATGATAGTTTGCTTTCCCTCGCGTAGTCGCCTATCAATCAAAAGCGTGGTGCGTTCTTTTGTCCATTCGGTCGTGCGCTCTGCGCCTAAGTCATCGACAACGAGCAAGTCAAACCCTGCCAACTCATCTTCATATTGCTTTCCATCGTCACGGTTGTTGCTGTCCATTCGCTTCCGCATTTCATCTAAAAAATGTGGGTAGTAAATAAATTTCGCTGGCCTGTATTTTTTACCAGTCTGGCTAAACTCTAAAAGCCAGTTGCGAAGCAACCCGACCGCTGTATGTGTTTTACCTCGACCGACCTGACCGAAAATCACAACTGATTCACCCGCGTTTATTTGTTCGGAAATCAGCGCCAGAAAATCTTTGCTCATGTCGAGTTGATCTAGATTCCATTCAACATACGAACTAGGCACGCCCGTAGCTTTTACACGTTCTTCAATGCTCACGCACAAAGGACAAGGAAATGACTTGCCGAAGTAACGATCCTTACGGTCGTTGGTAATTCTGATGCGCTTTCCATCGCGGCACGGCTCGCAATTGTATTTTTCGGGCGGCAGTTCTACACCTCTGCTCATAGCCTCGTCCCATTTTTGGCGCGACAGGCTGCGCAGCTTTTCTTTTTCTTCGTCAGTGTGATCTATCCCGTAAAGTTTTTTCCAAGAAGAAAGAAAATTTTCTTTGATTTCTTCAAGCGAGCGATCATCTTGTGGGTTTGGTGTAACTGTATCCATGAGATTGGCCTTTTCCGTTGATTTTAATGGGGCCGTTTTTTTCGGCCCTTAATTTATAACTTACTTTAGTTATATTGCTTTCATTATGGGCCGCACTGACGCGGCTACGGGGTCGCCTGTGTGCGGCTCCACCCAGCCGAAGTTCAAACAAATTAGAACGTTGGCTGCCATCTTCATTAAATCGTTTTTTTCGTTTTATTAGTGCGTATGACTCTAGTTCTTTTACAGACTTATCAACCGAATCGGTCGAGCAATTTAAGATGGTCGCAAGGCGCTTCCTGCTAGGGAATGCACCCTGCTCTCCATCATGTCGCATCAAAATCCCAACAAGTCTGACAGAACGATCACTCAGATCGCTAAAAAGAACCCATTCAGGAATCATCGCAAACGGCTCAAGATTCGGTGTCATCTTCGTCATCTTCGTCATCCGTAAGTTGATTAGACATCAAGCCCCAAGAATTTTCACCTACCTGAAACCGTCCCCACCGCATATCCATTTTAGGAAGAAGCGCTGCCTTGTATCGGATCGCTTCTTTCCCCAAAGTTTGATATCTATCTAGCGCCTTCAGTCGGACTTTTAACCGCCTAGAGTATTCTTGAAAATGAAGTTCGCAAGCACGTATCCCTCGCCAAACTTTTGCCGCAGGGTCATGCGGGTCCATTTCGTGCGCTCGCATTTCAGCTTCACGCTCGCGCGGGTTCCGTCCCGATAGCCCAACGATCCAGCCGTCTTCAATTGTGGCAATAGCTCGCTCAAATTCAATCGTAAGGATCGTGCTCATATCCAAAAAGTTTTGAATCAGTTCTTCAGCTTTCGCCATGTGCATTAGCCAGTCAAAGGTGCTCATGGTTTCGTGGAATGGCTCAAACTCAAAAACGCCCGTAACGGAATCATATTTGGGATCGGCTTGCACGCCCGCAGTCAACTCGCCGAACCACTTATCACCGAACGATTCCCACCAGAGATCGTGAACGTGTTCGATCATTGCTTGAAATCTATTCATAAAAATGTCAAGTTCAAAGCCCTCGTCAAAGGGCTTAGATCTCATGTGTGTGCATAGCTCTTGTATAAAGTCTGAGTGAGTAAAATCCACCCCACTCACAATGTCATCTACTTCATCAAATAGATTTTGATTTGTCATATATGTCTCCTAATTCTAAAGTTTTTGTACAGGTTCTTCGGTATAAGCGCAGTAGCCGTTTGCTTTATATCCCTGACCAGTACCTTTTTCTGAACAGCCCCAGAAATCATAAGGCCCATTAGCGCCATTCCCCGTCACCCGTCGCATCGGCTTTTGGTGATTTATGCACAACGGAACTTCACTTACTGGAGAATCTGTTGGTGGGGGTTCTGGAGCCCAATTTTTTGGTTCGGGCTGTGGCTGAGACGGTTGAGACGGTTGAGACGGTGCATCTGCATATAGATATCTACCGATCCCAAACTTTACAGCCGCTCGCTTCAACGCATCTGAATACGCAGCTTTCATCGGCTCGCTTCCTTGAGGCGATCCCACATCGCAGCGGGTAAGCCAACCCCAGCCGAGAAAATAAACTGACAATGAGCATTGAACCGATCCGTCACTCATCTCAACATAACGATCCGTCCAGCCGACTGGCGTTAGCACATCGTCAAGCCTGTCCATTACCATTCGGGCGGTGATGTATTTCACCTCACCCCAAGATTGTTTCAGGGTCTTAACTTCGCTTTCATCAAAAGGTGCTTTCAGTTCGTTCGATGTTTCAACAAAAAGTTCTGCTCTTGCCTCCATCTCTTTATCTAAATTTCTATGATCCGCAGTTACCATGTTTGCCTCCTATGTATTCGGTAATCCAACCATATTTTGTATTGCGTAATCACATCTTCGACAAAACGAAAACGGATCACACGCACATGCTTTATCAGGTAGGTAATACAGCGCCACGCGCTTTCCCGTATTCGGAATCTGAATCATGTCAGTTCGGACGGGGTAACCTAGCTTACGCATTTCTAATATTCGAGCGCCCAGATTAATGGTGCCTACTAAATTTAATGCTTGCAATTTTGTTAGCTTCAGGCCACTTTCGAGCGCGTTAATAAGCAACGTCTTCTGTGAAAGTGAACTATTTATTTTCATACTTTAACTTTTCCTAACCCTGCCATATCTAGCAGTTCATCAGATATCCCCGCTTCAAGCGCAAGCCTGTGCAAGAAAACTAGCCGCCCAACGTACTGGCCTATCGTTAGACCTCTGGCTTGGGCGCTCGCTTTCACGTCACGCTTCACTGACTTCGAGATTCTGCGAATGTTTAGTTGGTCAACTTCCATATCCTCAAGATGTGAATCTGACGCAACCTGATTAATTTTCGTAACCACATTTTTTATGCGGTCCTCTACATCCTCTGGCAATTATGCCTCCCGTTCTCCGATAACTATCGGTGGGTGCGCAGGGTAAAGACTCTGGCGGATTAAAGTCAGGCCGCTAAACCCAACCCTCACAATGAAATCCATGTATTCGTTAGGTGAAAACAAAACCTAACTTAGACACAAACCAAAGCGGAAGCCCCTGCGCACTCACCGATATTTATTGGTGGGCAAAGCAGTCGGGGGTTTTTGATTGACTGCCTTGCCCGTGAATAAATTTTTATGACCTCACAATCTTTGGCACTTCTGCCTTAATTCGATTTCTGTGATCTTCGCCATCTGGGTCAACAAATCTTAAAGTCCAACCTAAGATATCGCGAGCACTGGAAATCTTCGCACGGGTGGTTCGTATCACATCCCGAAATTCAGGATTAGTTGCCACGACTGTAGCGCCCAGTTCAACTTCAATAGCGTTTAGTTGAGCCTGTATTTGTTCGAGTCTTTCATTTTCTAAAGTCATTTTTATTTCTCCTATTCACTAACTCATTAACTTGAGTATGACATGATTGTGACAATTTGTCAAGTCAGGAGACAAAGGCAGTAGGGAAAGAAAAAGCCACCCAGCCTTGCGACTGGATGGCCTTTCGATGAACGTGGGCCAACTGACAAGATATATTGAGTTAGCTTTTCAGGAGACTGCCCACGTTTTCAGTATACGATTGAAGGACCGAGTTATCAAGTTCGAAATCTTCGTACCCCTCCAAGATGATGTTCAAATATAAATCCGACGGTGGCGACTGCACCGAGTGGCTCGTAAGATTCATAAAATAGCAGAGTGCTTGAACTGGCGATGGCGGGTAGCCGTCAACAGTATGCGCCATAACTGTAATCCAGCCGCGTCGGTACAGTGTCGGGTAACCCTCGAATTTATCAAGGTTCGCAAGGTCGCTGGTTGTAATTTCCCAAAGCGCACCTTGAACGCTGGCCCCGTCTTTCGGTTCTACGGTCGCTACTCCGTAGAACTGCAATTCATGATCTGGCAACTCGGCACGGGTCAGGGGAAATGCTCTTGGGCATCGCCTCGCCATTCCCGCTGTGCTGATGTTGGCTCCGTAAGCAAAATACTTCATTACATTTTTCCTATTCTCAGGCCATTGGCCTGTGCTCTGAGCAAGCGTTCTAAGGTATGGTAGTCGGTCCGTTCTTCATCGAACGGACGTTGCACCGCACCAGTTGTTCCTGCAAAATCCGCATCTTCAACTTGCCGTATCTGTTGACCGAATGGCAACCGATAATCTGGAATGAACACATACAACCAATATGTGTTGGCCGTGTCCATCAATCGTGACTCGTCTGGGTAGAGTTCGACTGCTTCGCAGTTCTCTCCAAATATGTCATTCTTAATTTTCTGAAAATGTCTCCAGTCATGCACCGCAGCTTTATCGTGACGAGTAATCGCTACGCGAGCATGGATCGGCGGGCGCGTGGCATCTTCTTCAACTTTGTACCTATCGACTGAACAAAGGTAGATATCATTCATCCAATGCTCTTGGGTTTTTCGTCGAACAGAATCTTGGCGCATCGCTTTTTTAGCCTGAGCTTTTGTAATCGGTGTGCCTCGTTGTTCCATCGCTGCTTGAAGTTGTTGCCAACTTTCCATTCGGGACGGAGCGAGATTTGTAACCCGCTCCATCCTGTTCCAGTTTGTCGGTTCTTCTGGGACGTATTCAGATTCTTTTTCAATTTCCAAATTTTTGTAGTATCCCATTCTCTACTCCCATTCTCTTCTGGTATCAAGGTGCGGGTTATCCTCAATAATTTCTTCGATCATCTTGCCGATGTAATCGAAAATCTTTTCATAGATTTCCTTTTTACTTCCAAAAGATGAATCCGCTTTTTCGCCGAGATCGTCAGCCATGGCAAATAATGCGTCCATCGCAGCACGTTCTTCAACTGTGGTTCCTGAGTAATCGGTCATTTTGTTTCTCCTTTCACCTAACTCAATATATTGAGTATACACCTGTTGTGACATGGTGTCAACTAATAGGGCAAAAGAAATGGGGGCCGCATCGAAGCAGCCCCCATATTCGCAGGGTACGTCCTGTTATCTTGGAGATAAAGTAAGAGCCTCCATCTCTCGATTAACTGAAAGCAATGTTGTTCGGGTTGCAGAATTTAGCTCAGGACTAATTTGCAATACTGAACTTATCCAGTCCAAGCGACTTTGTCGCATCTCTCTGGTTTCACCTTTAGCATTTAGGTTCGAGCCGTTAAGAACTTTTGCGCGACCAACGAAAAACTTAGTAAGCATTTTTTTCTCTTCTGCGTCGGTCCCGTTTTTCAACACGTTGTGAAGGAAGTACTTCAATTCATTTGTACCGCGATCTTTCCAAATTACGTTCGCAGTCATCGGGCGAGCAGTTGTAGCAGTTTCGAAAATAGCTTGCCAGAGTTTAATCCAGTTAGTTATTTTTGTTACATCTGTTGTGCCTTGATGAATTCGAATTTCAATTGTAGGAAGTGTTCCATGAAGACTTCCAGTGCGACGGTAAGCGCGAACGGCTTTAATTAGATTCGTCATATTTACCGCACGGTAACGAGTACGGAAGGCAGGGCTGCGTTCCGTCCAGTCCATATATCGTGTATTCTTGAAGTCTTCACGAATTGCTTCAAGCTCTGAAGCAATGTTTCGGGCAGTCCATCTTTGGCAATCGTAACCATCAACTCGAATAGAAGAAGTTTTTGTAGCACACCATTGTACGTTCCGTCGGGACTTCGAAACTATTTGATTAATTGAATGAGCGTAACGGGTTGAAATCATTTCAACATTACGAGCAACTTTTCTGACGACTTTTTCGCCAGCTTCAATTTCCTGATTCATTCCAAGATGTATGTGAGTTCCACATTGCGTATCAACTGTTGCCCCTGCCGAATTAATTGCATCTAATACAATTTTGATTTCTTCGAGGCCTTCATCTCCAACAAGTTTTGGTGAAACAATTTCCATTCCACCGTTAACAGTTGAATCACTTTTTAATTCCCATCGGCTATTGCCACCTTCAAGGTTGTGATGGTAAGAAAACGAGTTATTGAGATCGACGCCAGCGGCTTGTATGGCTGACGCAATTCGTGCTCGGTTTCCTTTGATTTCAAACTCAACTCCGTATGTTCTTGTCTGGTTCATCTTTCTGTTCTCCTTTATTCACTAACTCAATATCTTGAGTATGACAGAAATGTGACAATTTGTCAACCCTAGCGACGCATCTTTTGCTACAATAATTTCATGAGTGATTGGCAAAACCGCATAGTGGGCAACGGTACTGAAGACCCCACACAACTTTTAGGGAATCCGCTGAACTGGAGAATTCACCCGCGTCATCAGCAAGAAGCGATGACAGGAGTGCTTCAGGAAATTGGCTGGGTTCAAAACATTATCGTGAACCAGCGAACAAACCGCGTAGTAGATGGACATATGCGAGTTGAGGTTGCGATCTCTGAAGGAGCAGCTGAAGTTCCAGTCGTATACGTTGATTTAAGTGAAGAAGAAGAGCGCACGATCCTTGCGACTTATGATCCGATTGCTGCGATGGCGGTTTCTGATTCTGAAAAGATGTCAGAGCTGCTTGATGACCTACGGGGCAATTCCGTCGGAGTCGAAGAACTACTTGAAGACATGCGCGACAAATACACGCCATTGGGTGAAATGGTCAATTCAAATACTGAGGGACTCAGTTCAGTTTTCGGGGCAGGTGAAAGCGACGCTATGCAAAAAGCGATTGCGAATGCTCGTGCTCCAAATATCGGACAATTTTATTTCACGGATGAAGATTGGGAGATGCTGCGAAAAACATTAGGGAGAATGCGAACCGATGACCAGTCACTTCAAACGAGTGCTGAAGCATTAATGGTCTGCGTTCGATATTGGGCAGAGGGGCATGAATGATTGAACTACGGGTTCGCAATAAAGTTTCGAAAGAAGAATTGGATTCCAAGATTGGAAAAGTTATGCCTGACGCAGATGTCAGTGTGCAGCTAACTGGTCCAACATTTTTAAAAAAAGCCAACGGCGACCCGCTCATGATTTATCTCCCCCAAGCAATTCCAGAAGAGATGGCAGAAATAGCCCGCCCGATTTTGCGAACAGTGAAAGCTACTTCGACCACTAGAGGTAACGCGGGTGGTGGAACGGTTAATTATCAGAGAGATAAGGCTAAGATATCTGACGCTAGGGGTGCGGGTAATCCTGTGAAGATGCAGCAGATTGGTTCGATGGAAAAGTTGGCAGGGAATGTTGGTTACCCTGTATGTCGGCTAACTGCTTGGACAGGTAAGAATGCCGAACGATTCAGAGAACTGTATCCATACTTTCAGTTTATCGGGGATAAGATGCGAGAGTATGTGCCAGATCGTTATTCCACGCAGATGTCGGTAGTTAAGAAAACGGAGCCAGAATGGGTTATACCGAATACGCCGTTTACAACAGTGACGGTAAACAACACATACCCGACGGGCGTTCACGTTGATAAGGGCGATCTGGGTGAAGGGTTTTCATGCCTGTCAGTTCTTCGAAAAGGAGATTACAAAGGTGCGATCTTCCATTTAGCTGAATACAAGATTGGTGTGAATTTACAAGATAGAGATCTAATCTTGATGGATGCGCACGAGTGGCACGGGAATACGGAACTCATCAGGGAAAGCGATGACGCTGAAAGAATCTCGGTAGTGCTCTATTATCGAACGAAGATTGCTGAATGCGGAACAGCGACAGAAGAAGAAAAAGCCATGTTATCGATGTGGGATGAGCGGGTAGGATTCGGTGAAGGTGAATAATGGCTGGCGGGCGACCTACAAAATTTACACCAGAGCTAAGTGAGAAATTAATCTCAGTGCTCCGAGAAGGTGCTTACATCGTGGAGGCGTGTGCCTTTGTCGGTATAGATTACAGGACTTTTAGGTACTGGATGGAAAAAGGAGAGAAGGCAAAATCAGGTGAGTTTTTTCAGTTTTTTCATGCTGTCCGTGAGGCTGAAGCTATCGGAGAGATTGAAGCGATACACGCTTGGCGACAACATATCCATACAGACTGGCGAGCGGCGCGGGATTATCTGCGCTACCGACATGGCTCACGATGGAGTCCCGTTCAGAATATCGAGTTGACTGGATCGCAAAAGAAACCAGTGAGAGTGAGGTTCAACATTGAGCGGACTACAGGCGCAGACACTATCGACTGAAGAACCCACTGAGTATGTGTTCCCTGCTTTGTACGCTGCTCAGCGAGCAGCCATAGCAAACGATAAACGCTATTCAATAATTGAAGCCAGCACAAAGTCTGGCAAAACTATCGGGTGCATTATCTGGTTGCTTTCGACGGCTTTGGCTGAAGGTCGGGATGGTCGGGTGTATTGGTGGATCGCTCCAGTCTGGGGACAAGCAAAGATTGCCTACCGTCGAACAAAGCTGGCGATTGAAGTAGGCGAAGATGCGAACGGCGATGAAGACGGCAGTATGGGATTTGTAAAAGCCAATGACACCGAGCTATCTATCTGGCTGGAGAACGGAGCACGGATCGATTTCAAATCTGGGCAGGACTCTGACAACCTGTTCGGTGAAGAAGTTCACGCTGCTGTTATTGACGAGGCTTCGAGAATGAAAGAAGAAAGTTTTGTAGCGGTGCGGTCCACATTGACTAAGACGAATGGCCCGCTTCGAATCATTGGAAACGTCAAAGGTAGGCGCGGTTGGTTTTATACACTGGCTCGGAGAGCAGAAGCCAATCAACTAGAAGACTGGCACTATGCTCGGTTAACTGCTTACGATGCCATCGAGGGGAAGGTGCTAACAGCAGCGGAGATTGCTGATGCGAAAGCACTGTTGCCCGAGCGTGTATTCAAAGAGCTATACATGGCGGAGCCATCCGACGATGAAGGCAACCCGTTTGGCCTCGACAACATCCGACAGATTATCAGTGAGATGTCTCAGGGAGAACCGCATGTTTGGGGATGGGACTTGGCGAAGTCTACAGACTGGACGGTTGGGGTTGCGCTCGATGAACATGGAAATGTCTGCCGCTTCGAAAGATGGCAACACCAGACTTGGGATTATACCGAAGCTCGCATACTCGACTTAGTAAATAATGAAACGGCGCTCATAGACTCGACGGGCTTAGGCGACCCAATAGTGGAACGCCTCAAACTGCGGAACCCCATGATCGAAGGCTTCAAGTTCACGGCCCCATCGAAGCAGCAACTCATGGAAGGATTGTCTGTAGCGATTCAGAACCAAGAAATCACAGTGCCTGACAATGAAATTAAATTCGAGCTGGAAGCATTCGAGTATGTGTATTCGGCTGTGGGTGGCGTGAAGTATTCAGCGCCGAGCGGGCTACATGACGATTGCGTATGTGCGTTGGC